AAAAATAAAAAATGTGTGTAGGGGTTGTAATCTAGGGTTACAATCCTTATATATAATACAGTGATGCCATTAAGGGTCACTTATATTAGCTCGCTTAGTAAAGGAGAAATAAAATGGTTACAAGCAAACTAAATCTATTCGACACTTTTCAACCCTACACGGTAGGTTGGGAACGACACTTTGACAGACTACATGGTCAGGTCGGACTTCAATCACAGGGTTTCCCCCCATACAATATTCGTAAAGAAGATAATTTTATCTATGCAATTGAAATGGCATTGGCTGGTTTTTCTTCAGAAGATATTGAAGTGGAATTAGCAGATGGGGTTCTATCTGTTCGTTCTATTAAAGAAAACGATACTGATGATAAAACATTACATCGTGGAATCTCATATAGGAAATTTAAAAAGTCGTTTACTCTCGCTGATGATATTGTAGTTAATTCTGCAAAACTTGAAAATGGTCTTCTTACAATCGAATGTGAACAAATTGTTCCAGAAGAAAAGAAACCAAGAACGATCAAAGTTGAATAATTAAAAAAAGTAAAAAGGGGGTTGACAAGGCTCCCTTTTTATGTTAATATGGTTTTTATATTATGAGGAATCTTTATGGTAAATAAAGGCAATAAAAACATTTCACCAGAAAACAAAATGATAGAAGGCTATATGGATAAGCCATGGTGGAGAAATCAATTGCACATGATTGATTTGCCATCACCATTTGAAATGGGTGTTGTAACCGATGGTGATGATGGAACTAAACTTATCAAAAAACAAGAAAGACCTTTTACTATAGAAGATTATAGTAAAATATATCAGAACGGCATTGCTGCACATGATAAAAAATTAAAAGCTGCATATGATAAACGAGTTAAGAATAGATCAGCACTAAAGAAATTACATGAGGAAATGAATAAAAATGGCTAGACCAGTTGAAAATATTAATATTGATGGTATTGAAATAGTGCCTGAAAGTGAAACTAAGCATATTGCAAAATTTGATAATTGGCGTAAAAGTTACAAACGTCAAAACCCAGATGCAACTGATGAAGAAGCACAACTTTATGTTGATAATAAACGCAAACGTAAAATTAAAATAGCACAAGACAAAGTTGTTTTTACAGAACTAGAAAAAAAACTTGAAGATGAAAATAGAATTGATGACTTAGCAAGTGAACTTTCTGAAGATAATTATTTTCACCCGATACACTTCACTCAAGCAGAAGAAGATGGTGCTATACCTGTAGATCCAAATGGTGGTAAAATACTTGTAAATATGCGTCCTCAACTTGCAGTAAATATTATGTGTGTTGAACTTCCATTAGAGGTTATTGATGAATTGAATGACCATATTGATAATACAATTATTCCAAATAATGAAGACTTTTCTAACAAACTAATTGGTCAAATTAATCGTGACAAAAGATCAGCACAGCTTAGATTTCCACATAAAAAAGATGAAGATGAAACTGGAAAAATGTTTGCCGATGTTTTGGAAGGTCTTGCAAAACAATATATTACACAAACAATTGATACGGATTGTGTGCCTGAGGTAAACGATATGTGGACTATTCATAGTTATGAAGGTGACTATAATCCTCTACATGATCATGGGTCAAAAACTCCTATTGGATTGTCCTGTATTCTTTATTTGAAAGTACCAGAACAAATTGAAGCTCTTGAACCTGTAGATACTTTAAATGGTGCATCTGGTGCTGTTGATGGATTTACATATCTTCAATGGGGAACAAATGGTATGCGTGATGTTAATATTCTTCGGCCAAAGACAGATGAGTATGTTAAGCCAGTAGTTGGAACTTTAATTATGTTCCCATCATGGTTGCGTCATAGTGTGAACCCATTCTTTGGTGAGGGTGAACGTAGAACATTTTCAGCCAATATTAATATTTATGATAAAGAAGGAAATGAATGAAATACAAATATAATGAAGAAGCTGCTTTAGAAGAACTAAAGAAGTACATTGATTCCACTTATGATGCACACTATAGCAAGGACAAGTTTCAAGCTACAGAGTTTATCATAGATGGTGGTCATGGAGAAGGTTTCTGTATCGGCAACATACTCAAATATGCACAACGATATGGAAAAAAGAACGGCAAGAACAGAAATGACTTGCTAAAGGTAATACATTATGGTATAATAGCATTATACACAAACGATTTGGAGAAATTAAATAATGAAACTAAGTAACTATACAACTTCTGTACTGAAGAATTTTGCAACAATTAATCAAAATTTAGTGATTAAAGAAGGTAATACAATTTCAACTATGTCTGCAATGAAGAACATAGTTGCAAAGGCTGAAGTGGAAGAAACTTTTCCACAAGAAGTCGCAATCTATGACTTGAATGAGTTCCTAGCTGCCATGTCTTTGTTTACAAATCCTATATTAGATTTTGAAGAAAATCATGTGATGATCAGAGAAGAAAATAATACATCAAATTCTTTAAAGTATTTTTATTCTGACCCATCAGTTGTAACTAGTCCTACTAAATTGATTACTATGCCTTCTAATGAAGTTAAGTTTACAATGAGTAATGAAGACTTATCTAAACTAAAGAAAGCAGCTGGTGTAATTGGTGCTCCAGATATGGTTTTACAAAAGAATGGTTCTGGTTCATCTCTTACTGTTAAAGATAAGAAAAATGATACTGCGAATAATTATTCTCTTGATGTTGATACAAACGGTGATGGTGAATTTAATTTTTACTTTAAAGTTGAAAACATGAAGCTTCTTGATGGAACATATGATGTAGAAATATCATCTAAGAATATCAGTCATTATAAAAACAAAAGTTCTGATATTGAATATTGGATTGCATTAGAACCTGAATCAACTTACACAGTTTAATTTAGGAGCTATATATTATGGAAACTTTTTTGTGGGTGGAGAAATACCGTCCAACCAATATTGATGATTGTATCTTACCAGATAATTTAAAAACTACATTTTCTGAATTTGTTAAAGATAAACATATACCAAATCTAATTTTGTCAGGTGGCCCAGGCGTAGGTAAAACTACTGTTGCAAAGGCAATGCTTGATGAAATTGGTGCAACGTATATGATGATAAATGGTTCTGAGGAATCTGGAATTGATGTTCTCAGAACTAAAATCAAGAACTTTGCTTCTACTGTTTCTCTAGAGGGTGGACGCAAGTACATCATTCTAGATGAGGCAGACTATTTAAATGCACAATCTACGCAACCAGCTTTGCGTGGGTTCATGGAAGAATTTCACAAAAACTGTGGATTCATACTTACTTGTAACTATAAGAATAGATTGATACCACCACTACATTCAAGATGTTCTGTGATAGATTTTATTATTCCTAATAGTGAAAAACCTAAACTTGCACAGAATTTCTTTACTAGAATACAAGAAATTCTTGGTAAAGAAAATATACAGTTTGATACGAAAGCTGTTGCTGAATTGTTGAATAAACACTTTCCAGATTGGAGAAGAGTTCTAAACGAGCTTCAAAGATATTCAACATCAGGTAGAATTGATGCTGGTATATTAGTAAATATGTCTGAGGCAAATATCAACGAACTTATAAAGTCTCTTAAAGAAAAGGAGTTTACTAATGTTCGCAAGTGGATTGTTAATAATCTTGATAATGACCCTGTTCGTATTTTTCGTAGGGTTTACGATAGTCTCTATGACCATCTTGATGGCTCTACTATTCCTCATGCTGTTGTTATTATAGCAGAGTATCAACACAAAGCAGCCTTTGTATCAGACCATGAAATTAATCTTCTTGCTTGTATGACAGAGCTAATGGGTCAGGTGAAGTTCAAATGAGTTATGAACTAAAAGACTACTTAAATGCAATAAACCATGAGAAAACACCTCTCATGGACACCGAAGATGAAGTGTGGGAAAAGAAATATTCTCCCTTTATCATCAACAAGTGTTTGGCTCCATTTCCAGACACTATTCATCTTGTTAATGAAATGAACTTGCACAACCACCTAGATAGTAAGTTACAGTTTGATTTTTTCCTAAATACTGTAAGAACAAGGAAAAGATATACTCCTTGGATGAAGGCGAGTAAAACGAAGAATCTAGAGTATGTAAAAGAGTATTATGGGTATAACAATGAAAAAGCAAAGTCAGCTCTTAAACTACTTAATGATGAACAGATAAAGGCTATTAAAAGTAGTTTGGATAAAGGTGGAAGAAATGGAAAACATTAATTGGACACAGGAGCATATGCTTGAAGTCGTGCTGAAAGAACCAGACGATTTCCTAAAGATTCGTGAGACATTATCACGAATAGGTGTAGCTTCTAGAAAAGAACGAAAACTATATCAATCCTGTCATATATTACATAAGCAGGGAAAATATTATATTGTGCATTTTAAAGAATTGTTTGCACTAGATGGTAAGAATACCAATCTATCAGAAAATGATATTGCAAGACGTAACACAATCGCTAAACTATTGGGTGATTGGGGTCTAGTAGAAATTAAAGGAACTACAGAACCAGCTGCTCCTTTAAGTCAAATCAAAATAATTTCATTTAAAGAAAAAGATGAATGGACGTTAGAAACTAAATATAACATTGGAAAGAAACGAGAGGCCTAATGATAATTAATGCATTGAGAAAAAAATACGAATATGAAATTGCATCTGCAAAAGCAAACATTGCTGCTTACCAGAAAAACCCAACAGGTATTGGAGAACACCCAGATTTAGTTGGTGCAGTAGATACTGAAATGAGAAAGTTAGCTGCAGCTATAGGAAATCTTGAAGCTGTTAGTATTTGTTATCCTAATACTGAAGAAGGAAAGCAGTTGTTAGCAGAAACACAATACAAAATGAATTTATAAAGCCCCTTGACATTTAAACAGAATCGTGATACTATTACATAATGAACTTCTATACAAACATTGTCCAATGGGGCAATTCCCTATTACTTAGAGAAGTAGTGAACGGTGAACGTGTTGTCCGTAAGGTTAGATACTCACCCACACTATATGCTCCTGTTACAACACCAACAGAGTGGAAAACACTTGAGGGTAAATTTGTAACACCAGTAAAACATCAAACAATCAAAGATGCAAAAGAATGGATTGAACAATATAAAAATCAGCCAGGCAATGTTTTTGGTAATAACTTATATCCATATACCTATATTGCTGAGAATTATCCTAAAAGAGTTAATTATGATATTGATCAAATACTAATCTTTACAATTGATATTGAGGTTGAATGTGAAAATGGATTTCCAAATCCTAATGACGCTATTGAACCACTTTTATCTATTACTATTAAAAATCATCAAAGTAAAAAGTTTGTTGTTTGGGGTATAGGTGATTTTCGCAATGATCGTGATGATGTAACTTATGTCAGGTGTGAAAGTGAATTG